AATACTTCCATATGTAAGCAGTAGCTACAAGCCATAATTCTTCATTTTCATCATATTCAAATCTAATATCATCTTTAGATAATACAACCCCACATGGGATTTCATCTATTTCATGTCCCATGAAGTCTTTAGTATATTTATTATATTTATAAAGTATGGGCTTACCTACGAGTGTATTTGCTGCTTTCTTTATAGCGTCTTCTGATATGGGTAAATTATGCTTGTTATCACCGCTTTTTACTACCCACATCTCGATTTTAGCCAATTGATTATCACTAATATCCTGTATGTTGTATTTATTTACTTTAAAACTTAAAACATTATCCACTTTTTCACCCCTTTCTCAACAAAATTGGGTAGGGAAGAAGTGGCTATTCTTTAGGAAATATTAAATTTCCTGTTTCCTTATTCTTCTTCCATTCTGCCAAAGCATTGCCTAATTCTTCTGTTTTAAGAAAAATCCATACTATTTTTTTGTCTTTTTTATCAACATATCTTGATATGTATTTTATATTTTTAATTTCACATAAAAATCTTTTTAAGTTTTTACTTTTACAATAAAACTTTTTTTCTTTAATTGTTTCTGAATTAACCACAAACATCAAAAACTTCCTTTCTATCAATCATATTCATCTAAATCCCTATCTATATTGCTTCCAGCCGTTTCCGTAATTTCACTAGCTTCAGTCTTAATGTCACCCTTTGGTCTACCACCTTTACTATCTTCTTTCGACATGGTATATGCTGTTTTAATAGGCGTTAATTTATCAGGAAAACCAAGCCACTTCATAAGAAGCATACCCGAATCCAATTCTTTTATACTCATACCTTCAGCAGAAGCAATCTTAGGCGTTATAATACCATTTTGTGCTAATTCTAATGCATGTTTTTGTCTATCTTCTCTATCATGGATTGTACCTTCAAATTTAATCTTAAACCTATATTTCTTCGTCAATCTATTTACATGATAAGTACAAAAATCTTCAAACTGCTTATATAATCTTTCAATAAACGCAGAGTCTATAAGTTTAGATATATTCATAGATGCCACATTCGGGCGTTCTGTGCTAAAGGCATTTTTATCTATACCGCTTTGAGCAAATATATTATTTAATGCTTTTAATACTACATCACTTTTTACTTCTGTCGCATTATCAAAAGAAAATATCTCTGGATTTTCTAAAGGTAACGCTTTAATATCAACACTAGAAGGTAAATTATTTTTGGCAATTTTTATAAATTCAGCCAATGTATTAGGGTCAACCGCAAAATCATCTGCTTTTGAACCTGTTTTATTTTCTTTGTTTCTTGGAACTGCACCAAGTATTATCTTATAAACTTCCAAATCTGCTTTTATTTTTTGCAAATCCTTCAAATATGGTATGTCTGCAAAATCTAAAAATATACCCATCAAGGGAGGCACTAATCCAGCAAAATGAGTATGAAACTTAAATACCCATCCGTTTTCAGGACTTATTTGTTGCCAGTACATCCATTGACCGTTTCTCATTTCTGCACGTATATTAGGATAATATGTTTTGTTCTTCTGCATATCTAAAGCATTTTTATAATATTTCTTAAATTCTGGCGCAAATCCATTTATATCAACACCCATTTGCTGAAAATGCATAAGATTGAACGAATATAAATATCCGTATTCCCAATAAGAATCCACTATACACCAATCAATAGGCATTTCCTGTAAAAACAAAGCATCTTTGCTTTCACGTAAATATACAAAATACCCATCTTCCAAAGACATTTTTAATAATGCTTTTGAAAATTCTTTTTTTACGTTAAACTTATCAAACCAACTACACATATTATCATAATCTTTTTTAAATGTAGACTTTTTCATATCTTCTTCGGTAGCATTAATAGGAATAGGATACCAGTCAAACGTAAGTATGTCTGATAAATAATGCACCATACGCTTATATGTTGTTTGGGTATTATATAAATATTGTGATAATCTTCTTAATGCTTGCTCATTATCTCTCGGAATAGCGATAAGTTTTTTTATACGCTCTCTGTCTTGTTCAGCAGGACGCATGTTTATATCTTTAAGATAACTATTTGCAAGCAAAGGATTAAATAAATAAGCATTTAACTGTGTAAGACTTCTTGCAAATTCTAATGCAAAATTAGAATCTTCTTGAATTTCTTTACGTGGCACAATGTCACCACCTTTCTATATGTAACTATATTTAAGTAGTATATCAAGAGTATTACTTTTATCTTCTTTTACTCTTAATTCCATTTCTTTTTGTTTTATATAATACAATCCATATGCTAAACTACTATATCTGTCTTTTCTGTGTCCTGCTGGTTCAGTTAGTTTAATAAAACCACTACGTACTTCCATTTCAAGATTAATCATTTCAGTAATTAGTCTTGTTGTTTGAAAATAACAAGCGTTTAATCTTGCAATATCAGTATCATCTAATTTTAAAGATTGTTCATTGTCAAGAATATATTCACGACCTTCAATTTCATTAACCAACAATTTTATTTTACGTTTCTCAAATTGAGTTTTAGTATATATAGCCATTTCGTGATTTGTTTGCGTGGCATTAGCACCAGTAACTTTTATAGAATATATTACTGGCAAGGCGTCTTTATCATATGCTCTATCTTGCATTTTTTCATCATTAAATGCTGTAAATGCAGGATATTCTATACCACGTGCATTATCGAACGTAACTTTAGTACATTCATCATAAATGCCTATAGCATTACCATTGGTATCCATTGCAACTATATCACATTCTAAATCATAAAATAATTGTTTAAGACGTAACGCTTGAACACTTGTATGCTGACCTTCCATTGTCTCTATATATTCAACTGATTTTATGTATTCATCATTATTTGGAATACACCTAATAAATGTAAAAACAGTTTGGTCATTTTCACGACCGCCCATTAAAGCACAGTCAACACTTAATAATCTAAACTCATTCTTATGTTTGGGTTTATAAAATTTATTTTTCTTTAAGTCTCCTTTAAATTGAATATAATCAGAATTAGACAATGGTATCAATGGTTTAGTTGTGTTTCTGCACTTATTCAAATCATCAAATTTAAAATATGCTTTTTCAGACTCACCAAAAGGTATTGTCTCCATCTCAACTTGGAAAGAAAGCGGATCAAAGTCGCTTTCGCTCATTTCGTCTATTATTCTTTGTCTGTCAATTATTCCATGTTTTACCCCTAATTGATAAGGAAAACCACAGGTAAAATATCTTCTACCTGCAAGCATAGCGTCTTTAAATGCCAAAAACCTATCCCAACTCCAATGGCTTTTCAACCAACACGAAGACAAATATATTTCAGTATTAGGCTCTTGTATTCCATCATATTCTTTATGTTTTAAATAGCCTGGCTGTCTACGAGAAGTCAAGAACTTCCTTAAAACCTTTTTTATTACGTCTATGTCAACCATTCTAAATTCATCAACAACTAAAACATTTGCTCTTGCACTACGAGCATTATCATTGGCAGCAACAACTTTTATCCAACTGCCATTATGAAACCTAACAATAGGATCGTTTATCGTTGTCTTTAATTCACATATTTCCCTTTGTAAATTAGGACAATTGTCGTAAAATCCTTTTATTTTCTCACTTATTATGTTTAAACTTTGTGATTTTGTACCTGCTGCTATACATATTTTTGTGCCAGGGTATAAAATACATCTTACTATACAATAAAGGGCAACAAGATGTGACTTGCCAATTCCCCTCGCTGCCCACCAAAGAAAATAATCTACATGAAACATTAAATATATTAATATTTTTTGAAATAACGAAAATGGAGTAATTTGTAAATATTCGGAAACGAACCTATGCGGATTTTCTCTCCAATAGCCAACCCATACCGCAAGACCATTCATAAATCGTTCTTGCTTCATCATCGCATCTGTTTGTCTATTAAAACTTCGTCTTTGTTCAAATACATTGTCTTTTATACTGTTTTTTTTATCAGGATGTTCATAATTACTATACCATGCCATCCTGACCACCAACTTCCGTATTATCTGATTCTACATTATCATCTATATCATCATTTATATTATTTTTTTGCAAATCTTCTTCTGTTATCTCAACAGAATATTTTCTTAGCTCTTCTTCATATTCTTTTGCATATATATTATTAATACCTAACATCTTGCAAAGATGACCTAAAAACCACACTCTAATATATTTTTTAATTCCATCTACATCTTGAAATTCTGGGTCAGGTTCAGGTATAGGTTTTTCATTTTCAAATTTTTTAATCCATGTACCCAATGTGTTTACATCAACAGCCATAGCAGCACTTTCTTGGATTGGCTTTAAAGCAGCAGAATTCATTAAATCCTGTAAATCTTTTAGTTCTTTGCTAACGTTGTTACCACGTTCTCTATTCTTTTTTATATTTAATTGTTGGTAACATATTTCCTGAACTAATAACTCCATAGCTTTAGTAGAAACATCATATCTTGTACACCATTCTCTGTATTGCTCTTCTAAAAAAATTATATCTTGTTTTGGTAAATTGCCCCATTTACGTACTAATTCGTCTGAAATATATAAATCTTCTTTTGCTAAATTTATATTATTATTTTCTGTATTTTTATCATCAAGAAAATCATCACTTTGGTCAAAACAATCTCCATAATTATTTGTACCACCTAAAGAATTTATTTCTTTAAAATATGATTGCCATATTTTCCAACCAGTTTTTATAGAATGATTAGTAGCACCATTAAACGCAGCTATAGAAAACGGCACATCTAACCTTCTACAAAGAAAATACATTGCCTTTTTATTGTCTCCGTACAAAGCAAAATAATCATTGAATAAATTGTCTATACATTGTTTGCATACCAACAATTTTCCTGTAGCAGCAAACAATTTACTTCTACTCATATAAAAATCACTACTTTTTGTTGACCCGCAGCAAACACAAAAAGGCTCTAATGTGTTTGCTTTCTTATTCTTTGTGTTTGCCACATTTATCCCTTCTTTCAACCATCTTCGTTATATTCGTCTAAACTACCGTTTTCGTACAAATTCTCCAATTCATCTTCTAATTTAACTGCATGTTTTAGTAATGAATTACCTAATTCATTAGCCAATACATGTTGCCCTTCTATATATGCTTCCTGTACTCTAAACTCAATTTCATCTTTCAATATCGCTAATGCTTCACTATCAGGAGATTGTCTTATTTTATTGATTAATTCAAGAAAATATTGACATTCTTCGCAGTTACATATTTCTTCGTTATGGTCATCTTGTTTTAACTTTGTGTTCTCGTATAATTCATCTGTTAGATTAAAATATACATCTTGTGTGACTTCTTTATCGTCTATGTAATATTTTTTAATAATTTCTCCATTTTCTTTATAAATTTCTTCCCTAAATCTCATAATAACCACACTGTTAGCCTTTCTACAAACAAATTAGTTTTGATTCATCATATATAAGATTACCTTGTTCATCCTGCACT